GTTTCAAATAACACTTTATATAAAGTACAATACACGATTGCTACAAGAACAGCAGGGGGATTATCATTTGCAGGGGGTAGTTCAGCTTTTGGTACACTTACTCTTGCTGATTCTATTGGAACTTATACTTATTATTTTTTATCTAGAGATACTTCAATCCAATTAAGAAGTACAGGGTTTAGAGGCACTATTACAGATTATAGTGCTAAACCTATCCTCATGGGCAACCACGCTACTACAAATTTCTTTGGAAATATGAAGGATGTATTATCATCTGCACAAATACTGGCAATGGATAGTATTTTAACCGCTAATTCTGGAACTTATGAATTTGATTTTTCAGATACAGCAGGTAATCAAGTTACTCAATCAACATTAGGTAGTGAAGAACTTGGTACTTGGACTAATAATTCATCATATGGTTGGGATACACTTAATTTATCTGGAAGTTCTATAACTTCTGCTATTAGTGATGCAAGTGGTGTTAGTATTGCAACAAACCCATTTTCAGCAGTAAGTGGTAAAATTTATAAAATAACATTTAATGTTACTTTAAATAGTGGTAGTGTACCAAGTTTTACATTAAGAGAATCAGTAAATGGTACTGTTGGAGATGGTTCAAGTGCTTTTGGAACTGTCGTTTCTGGATTAAATACTCATTATTTTAAAGCATCTTCTACTAAAACATTATATATGTTTTTTAGTCTAAATGATACAGCATCAAATTGGAGTGCATCAAGTGTGTCTATTAAAGAAATTACCACTACAAAGTTTTTTCCTTTATTTGGAAGTGACGAAATAAATGGTAATACTCTTAAACTTACAAATGATGGTACAACTAAAGCTCATGTAGCATTACCATTTACTACTGTTGTTGGTAAGAGTTATAATGCAGAAGTAAAATTAGTTACTGCAAATATGCAAGGTGGATTAAGTGTATCTGATAATTTAGAAGAAAATACATTAAGCGTATCTTCTTCAAGTGGTGCAATAATTCCATCTAATACGTTTGTTGCAACAGGAACAACTTCTTATCTTCATATTAAAAATAATTCTACAAATAGCGGTCAACATAATTTATATGATAATTTAAAAGTTCGTGAAGTAGGAATATCCTCATTTGGATTTGAGACTGCTCAAAATGAACCAGTCATTCCGCAGATCCCATTGGTTAAGTACAATGAGAAAATGTTTTTTAATAAAATTAGTAGCAAAGTAACTACTTCAAATATTTCAACATCTGCTACATCAACTTATAGTTTTTGGATTAATCTTAATAGTATTTCTGGCACACAAGATTTATTTACTCATGCTAATATTTATTTTAGAGCTATAGATAATGATTTATATGTTTATTCAGATTTTCCAAATCATACAAGATATGATAATATTTTAACTATAGGAGATTCAATGCATTTAGTTTGGGTAGCAAATAGTGGTACTCATACATTATATAAAAATGGAGTAGCATTAACTCCTAACGCTACTACATCTTCTGCTATAGCAGTAGCTACTAATGTAATAAATATTTCTTCTTCGGGTAATGTGATTTCTGGGATTGTTGATGAATTTTCATTTTGGAATACTGCATTAACAGGAGCAGAAGTTCAAGAACTCTTTGCAGATTCTGTAATAAAAGATGCTACTACTCACTCCAAGTCTGGAAATTTATTAGGATACTGGCGTAACGATGGTGTAACCACATGGCAAGATAGAAGAGGGTGGAGTTATTTAAATTTTGATGGTATAAATGATAAAATTGTAACAAGTGCTGATTCTTCATTTAGTGACACTACTTATATATGGTGGATGAAATCAGATGAAACAGGAAGTAATCAAGGTTTATTCGGACATGGTGGTCAATCTAATACATCGTTTCATTTAAATTTTAGTTCTAATAGACCATTGTTTTATAGGGGTAGTAATAATTATATATATTGGGTTGACACATCATCGCAAGATAATAATAGTTGGCATTGTTGGATGCTTGTAAATGCAACTTCTCCATCAGATTGTAAATTATTTATTGATGGAACAGAAATTGGAGTAAGTCAAACTAATGGTAGCGGTGCTATGAATAGTTATAATACAGGATTGCAAATAGGTACTGATAACAGCAGTTTTGGTAAAGCAGATATTAAAATGTTTGGAGTTTACTCTGGTTTAAAAGACCAAGCGTTTGCAACTGCAAAATACAATCAAGGATTTACAGGAAATTGGGTAGGTGATGCTAATATTACTAATTATTGGCAGTTTGATAATTTATCAACAGTTAAAGACCTTGTTGGTAGTAATAATGGTACAGTTACAGGAGCTACACTTAACACAGGCAACACAGGCACAGTTGCGGGTACACCAGACTCAATTACAATTCGTGAGGGATTAAACTCTAACAAAGATGGATTAGGATTTCCGTTAAGGAACGATGATAGTAATACTTTAAGACTTTCTCAAAAATTAGAACATTTAATAGTTCCATATACAAAAGCAATAAGTGCAACATTTATTAGCGATGCAATAACAGTTGAATGTTGGGTAAAGTTTCACGACCATCCAAGTGGATATAATGTTATAGCTTCAAATGCTACAGGTGGTGCTTGGTCAAGTGGATGGTCTTTAGCTATGGTAAATAGTGAATTAAGATTTGCTATTAATAACTACAATGCGAATAAAGCATATACTACTATAAGTGATTTTACAAAATGGTATCATATAGTTGCTACTTATGACAGAAGTTTGTCATCAGATAACATTGCAATATATGTTGATTTAGTAAAAGGTACATCTGGTGATTATACAACTGCGATTGCAGAAAGTAATAAAGATTTACATATTGGTTATTTAGATAGTGAAAATGTATCTGTAAAAGCACAAACTTGTTTAATAGATGAATTAAGAATTTATAACAGAGTATTAACTGGATTTAAAGCAAATGGTACTGTTGTTGCAGATACTGAAACAGTTGCATCTGGAGAAATAGCTAAAAATTATAAGCATGGCAAAGGAAAGCATAAAAATGACTAATACATATTTAATATTAACCAAAGCAGTATATGAGGGTAAGCTACCAAGCAAACTCAAAACTGCGGATAGATTGTCTTGGAATGAGTATACTTATAAAGATGTAGAGAAGACTGCTACACGATCTGTAGACAAATATGATTATTATCCCTCAAGTGATAACACAAAAGCAGAGATAAAGGCTTATATGGACGATTGTGACGTAGATTATTCTTCAAGCAATACCAAGGCAGAGTTATTAGAAAAACTCATGCTAGAGCCTCATTCTGTGCCTAAAAAAGATGAAGAGTATACGTATACAGAATCTGTGGTAGATAAAACCACATTACAAAACCCAAGTTGGCAAGAGTGTGCATTTAAGCAAGGTAAACTTGGCGCACCAAGATGGAATAAAGACAATACAAAAGTATTGGTTAAATATGAATTAGCAATCGCTGATGGGACTCTAGACCAAGTCAAAGAAGTTAGTGGTATTACTGCTTTATCTCATAGTGAATGTTTAGTTGAAATGAAAAAGGATGAGTGGTCTGGTGAGTGACGATTTAAAAGATTACATAACTATAATAGCTTTTTTAGTTATAGTACTTGGTGGGTTAGTTTTACTTGGAAGTTGCGATAGTGGATGGTCAATTGTCGGTTATGAGGTATGAGTGATGAAAAAACGTACAGGAGTTATGGTGTCACTAAACTTGACGATAATATGCGGATTAGTCTTAACCTTAAGTGGCTTGGGCAAATTATTGTGGGAGTTGGTATCGTTGTCATGGGCTACTTACGTATTGAAAATCGGATTGGAGAACTTGAACGAAGAATGGAACTTGCTAATTCCAGAATTGAAGAACTTGTCAGCAAACATATAGCAGAAGAAGAAGTAAAAATAACACAAATGCAAGAACAATTAGAATGGTATCAAACAGAATTAAACTTAAATCCCTTATCTTGGGGAAAGAAAAAAAAGAAAAGAAAGTAATCTTAACTGAAGATGACTTTAATCATAACTATTTTATAAATCGTGAAATGCGGAGAAAAAGATAATGGAGTTCATGAAGATTTACAGCGAGGCGGGTATGATAGGTGTCGTAGGGG